AATAAAAACCTACAGAGGTTGCAAGTAGTTAAAAAACACTTGCAACCTCTTTTTATTAATATATTAATAACTTAAAAACCAACGAATTATGTTTAAAAGAATTAGAAACGCTGCTCGTAAAATAGCATCAAAAGTCAAGGGTGCTGTTCGTAGAGTGTTTGGCAAAAAGAAAAAAGACAAAGATGTAGCAACAGCTAAAGGGGGAAATGGATAACATTATGTCTAAATTCGCACAAACACAAGCAATAATACAGTCTATCCGTACCCAAACGGATACGGCTGTATTATTCTATTCAGCAGGGGGCAAAGATAGCATCGCACTACTTGACATGCTCGCCCCTCGATTTAAAAAGGTAATATGCTATTTTATGTACCTTGTCAAAGACTTAGAGCATATACAGATATACATAGACTGGGCAATAAAGAAATACCCCAACGTAGAAGTCCGCCAAATTCCACATCTGATGTTAGATGTTATCAAGAAAAACGGCTTTTTCTGTGATGAAGAACCTGATACAAAAGTACGTAAAATAGGTGAGATTGAACAATCTGTAATGCAAGAATGCAACTCACAATATGCCTTTTCAGGAATGAAAGGTGTAGATGGTTTTATGAAACGCATGCGCCTTAAAATGTGGGCGCCTACTTTCACCTCTCCCAAAGGTATGGTATATCCATTAGCATTATGGACAAACAAAGAAGTATTACAGTACATAGCTAATCGTAATCTTATCAAACCGATGGTATATGTAGCTAAGTCTGTAAGTCAAGGGGTAGGGTTAGATTATGAGACCTTATCTTTCCTTCAAAAGTACTACCCTAATGACCTTAAAAAGATACTCCAAGAGTTTCCTTATGCTGAAGTAGCCCTACATCAAGAACCTCAAAAAACACAAACCAATGAAAGAGTTTAAGCAATCAGAAACACAAACCATAAACAGATCACAAATACACTTTGCTCCTTACAATCCAAAGAAGCACACAGACGAGCAGGTAAAAGCAATTCTAAAAGACCTTAAAAAGAATGGTTTCTATGGTGGCATTGTTTGGAATAAAGTAACAGGTAATCTTATTGATGGCCACAAGCGGGTAATGGCACACGACCTATATCACAAGTATAATGGTACTCCTGAAACAGATTATCCTATCAAAGTGGAAGTTGCCGAGTTTGACCTTAAAACAGAAAAAGCTCGTAATATATGGCACACCAAAAGCCAAACACCCTTAGATGATGACCTTATGCGTGCTTTAGTCCCGGACCTTGATAACTACCAAGAAGCAGGACTAACTGATTTTGATGTTTCTATGTATAGTGTAAGTGTAGATGATTATTCGTCTTATTCCTTTGATGACACTTCCACAACTCAACAATGGTCAAAAAATACAGAAGACGATGAAGCGCTACAAGCTATTGACGAGGCTACCAAAGAGAGTGAGGAAAATCGCAATATTGACCGCTCTGTAAATTTCTATGAGGATACTCCTGAGAACCAAATCGCACGACACAACGAAATACAAAAAGTAAAAGACCGTATCAGTAACACCAATAATTCAGACAAGGATGGAGGTATGTTATCTTATGTAGTGGTCAAGTTTCAAAACCCTAAACACAAAGAGGCTTTTATGATACGTATGGGGTACGATCCTTACGAAAAAATGATTATAGGAGAGGAATTTTCTAATAGTATAGAGCGAATAGACTGAACCTAATGATTTATATAAATTAATATAATGGCAAAGGAAAAAACATATACAGATGAGCAATTAAAGAAAGCCCTTATCAAAGCCAATGGACAACCTACCAAAGCGGCTGAGATACTTGGCGTTACATACGTGTCTGTATATAGTCGTATTCGCAAAAATCCTGAACTATTAGAGGTACAAAAGGCACATAGAGCGAGGGTATTTAATGAGGTATCCAATACAATGACCCTTATCGCTATGGCAGGAATTATCAAAGAGCCTATAACAGACGAAGAAGGCACTGTAATACAAGGAAAATTCCGAGAAGTGCCTGTTGATTATCGCACTCGTATGACTGCCATGCAAACAATTCTATCCACTTTCCGTGTTGAAGACGGAGTAATTGACAAACTGGACATCACCACCGCTGGCAGCCCGCTATCTCAAGGGATCACCATTGAAGTAATAGACAAGAGAGAACAAGTACGAACCGATGATAATACAGACAACTAACATATATACCAAAGTAGACAATGCGATTAAGCAAGGATATACCACTGTATCAGCGCAAGGATCCAGCCGTTGTTTTGGTAAAGATACCCTCATAAGAATGCACAATGGGAAGTTGAAGCCTGTACAAGATATTTGTATAGGCGATAAAGTTATGAATATAGAAGGTAACGGATATAATACTGTTATTGATGTTCATAAAGGAACTGACCAAATGTATAAGGTCAATCAAAAAAGAGGTATTTCTTACATTGTAAATTCTAAACACCTACTTTCTTTAAAGCAAACTCGTACAATAGGAAAAAAAGTAGCTATTGAAGGATATAAGAGTGCTGAAAAAAGGAAATGGGTAAATGTACCTTTTGATAAAAACAAAATACACAACATCAGTGCAGAAGATTTTGGGAAACAAAGTAAAAACTTTCAAACAATATACACTGGTTTTAAAAATACCTTTTGCGAATTAGAAGAAAGAGAATTACCTATAGACCCTTATTATTTGGGAATGTGGATAGGTGACGGTTGTTCTATAAGACCTCACGAAATCACAAATATAGACCCTGAAATATTAAGTTGGTTTTACGATTTTGCTGAAACATTAGATACGTACGCTTATCAGGTTGATAGAGTATCACACCGCTTTCAAATATGTGAAGAGGGGTATAGGAATAAGTCCTTAAAAGGGAAAACACGTGAGTTCAGAAACCATTTCAGAGACTTAAACCTAATTCATAACAAGCATATTCCTGAAATGTACATATACAACTCTTATGAAAACCGATTAAAACTATTAGCGGGATTGATAGATAGCGACGGTAATAAAACCCAACGTAATACTATATCAATAACTCAAAGAAACAGAAAAATATTAGAAGGAGTTCTTGAAATATGTCGTATTAGTGGTTTTTTTACTAATGGAATTATTTATAAGAAAACTAAAATGAAGCGTGCAGACGGCACTATATACGAAGGTGATAGCTATGGAATAGAAATAAATCACAAAGATTTTAAAGACTTAAACAAGTATATCAAAGTGCCAAGAAAAAGAATTGAAAATAAAGATTGTGATAGAAACTATTTTAGCACAACAATACAAGTTGAACCTATTGGAGTAGGTGAATATTTTGGTTTTGAGCTTGATAATTCGCCTTACTTTATGTTAGAAGACGGTACAGTTTGCCATAATTCAAGCAAAACCTATAATATCCTGATTTGGCTTATCATCTATTGCTTATCGCACCCTAAGACACGCCTTTCCATTGTCCGTGCCACCTTGCCCGCTCTCAAGGGGTCTGTATTTGTTGATTTCAAGGAGATATTGTACAAGCTAAATGTATTTGATGAAGATAGTATCAATAAGTCTGAAATGATATACACCTTTGCCAATGGTTCATGGGTGGAGTTCTTTTCCACAGATAGCGAGCAAAAGCTCCGAGGTCGCAAGCGTGATGTATTGTATGTAAATGAAGCCAACGAACTCAAGTTTATAGAGTTCCAACAGCTGAAAATGCGTACCACTCAATTCTCTATTGTGGATTATAACCCCTCCTTCTCTGACGACCATTGGCTTTGCGAGCTGAATAAAGACCCTCGTACCTATCACTTTATATCCACCTATAAGGATAACCCATTCTTAGAGCAAACGATCATTGACGAGATAGAGAGTTTGCAGCACAAAAACCGCTCCTTGTGGCAGGTATATGGGTTAGGACAGCAAGCAATGATTGAGGGGCTTATCTTTGAAAAGGTTACCATTGTGGAGGATATACCTATTTGGGCAAAGAAACGTTACTTAGGTCTTGACTTTGGTTTTACCCACGACCCTACCGCTATCGTGGAAGTGGCTTTTTTGGATAACAAGGTATATCTAAACGAAATATGCTATCAAACGCAAATGCTCACCAGCGATATTATCCAAGCCCTTCGGCAGCACCGCTCCTATAAGATTATATCCGAGAGTGCCGACCCACGCTTGGTAAAGGAAATAAAGAATGCAGGCTATAACATCACCGCAGTAACCAAAGGGCAAGGCTCGGTTATGGAAGGGCTTACCAAGATGTTAGAGTATGAAATATGTATCACCCAAAGGAGTGAGAACATCATCAAAGAGTTTAAGAATTACACCTATGCACAGGATAAAAGTGGCGCTTTCCTCAATGTACCTATTGACGCCTTTAACCACGCTATCGATGCTGCAAGGTATGTATTCTTAGAAGAAATATTAGGCCAAAATCGCAAGAGAAAAGACCTAACAGGAATATTTTATTAATGACAAGTGACTAACGACTAACCCTTAACACCTAATGAAAATCAATGGTACAGACATACAGACCTTACATGCTAAGTTGGTAGAGGGGTCATTATCGAGCTTACTATCCTATCCTGCCTTGAAGTCTTTGAACAAAAATGACTGGGCAGAGGAAAGCGGTACGGAATATGACCTTTCAGCTCCGCAGTTATCTGCTAAGGAAATTACCCTACAGCTGTTATTACCTGAAAGCCTATATCCCAATTTGGTAACGCTCCTTTCAGTCCGTGCCTATGCTGATTATACCTTTGACTTTATCAACCTAACCTATCAATTACGACTGATTAGCCTTAGCAAAACCCAAGTCATTGGAGGCTATGTAACAGCTGATATTCGTCTTTCTGATGATTTTCCCTTACAAGGATATACCTATCAAGCACCAACGCTAACCGCTCATCATGTAGAAGCCTATATTGATAGCAAAAACCTAACCCAGTATGGTATAACCCTATTGGAGGGGACACAACAAGAGCTTATCACAGCAGGCAATGTCAAAACACCTTATACAGCTCAAAATAGTACTATGAGTGGTCTTATAGCTGCCGATGTGCCTATATACTTTCAGGAACGCACCGCAACGCTCAAATGCTTTATGTATTTGCCGATAACTGATTTTCTCAAAGGATATTTTGCATTGCTCTATGACTTTGTAAGACCAGGCGAACGCACCCTAAGCTATCAAGGGAAATCTTATAAGTGTATCTATAAAGACGGCAAAATTACCGAACTCTATATTGACGACCCTCTTATATGGGTCAAGTTTGATTTACAACTAACAATTATCTAGCAACCATGCAACTACACTTTAACAGCACCTATATAGATGTCCTCCCCACCGATGAGAGCTACCGATACCGCTCCATTATGGGCGAGCATACCATAAACATATACTTTGCCTTACCTACTTACACTGAAGTACCTACAGGGGCATGGTGTGAGTTCCAAGGAGAACGCTATACCCTCAATCAACCTGCTAAAGTAGTGAAGCATAACAGCCGACACTTTGAATATACCCTTACCATGGACAGCGAGGGGGCAAACCTGAAGAATTACAAGTTTCGCAATCCCAACGATAAGACCCTCAAATTTCCTTTTACAGCCTCTCCTCGCTATCATATTCAGATATTGGTAGATTGTCTTAATATGATAGATAGCGGTTGGCAGGTAGGCACCACGATTGAGGCTAATGAGAAATTGATCAGCTACAACCATAACAACTGCCTGGAAGCCTTAGACATGATCGCTAAGGCTTTTGAAACAGAATACGAGATTATAGGCAAAACGATACACCTCCACAAGGTAGAATATTTCAAAGACAATCCCTTACCACTCCAATACGGCAAAGGCAAAGGTTTCAAGACAGGTGTAAGTCGTACTACCGAGCAAAGCCGTATTACACGCCTCTATGTACAAGGAGGGGAACGCAATATTGACCGTTCCAAGTATGGCAACAAGGAATTATTGTTACCCAAATCACAAGAGTACGTATATGAAGGGGTAACCTTTGTTTCAGACGACAAGGGCTTGTCTATAGCTATCAAGAATGCGCAAAACAACGGCTTTATCAATGAACAAAGCCTTGACCTTTCCCATATATACCCAAGTCGCAAAGGGACTATATCGGCCGTGTTTGAAGTGGATAGAGATAAACACTTCTACGACTTTGCCGACACAACCATACCTGAAGCGTTGAACTTTGCCGACCTCCAAATCAAAGGGGAAAAGATGGTGATATACTTTGAAAGTGGTATGTTATCAGGGCGTGAGTTTGAAGTATCAAAGTACGACCATACCCAAAAACGCTTTCAACTTGTTCCCAAAGAAGAAGACGGGGTAACAATGCCTAATGACATATTCAAACCTGCCATAGGTGATGAATATTCCGTCTATAATATGCAAATGCCTGCTGCCTATATTTGCGATAATACCACGAAGTCAGGAGCCAGTTGGGAGATGATGAAGGAAGCATGTAAGTATCTGTATGAAAACCGAGCCGACCTATTTACCTTTACTGGTGATTTGGACGGAATATGGGCAAAAAAGCGATGGGTCAATGTAGGTGGGCGGCTTAAAATGGGGGGATATATCAACTTTTCAGACAATGAGTTTCAGCGTACCCCTGTGGCTATTCGTATCGTAGGGCTTAAAGAGTATGTCAATAACCCATACAGCCCTCAAATAGAGTTATCCAACAAGGTACAAGGGCAATCCTTTTCCTCAGAAATACGCAAACTCCAAAATCAAGAGGTGTATTTTGGAGAAATGAACAAACACACACAATCACTAACCAAACGCAGTTGGCGCAACGCCTTAGAGACGATCAAGCAGGTAGAAGAAGCCTTTCCAGAATACACCAAGAGCATTATCCCTGCCACGGTGCAAACAATGATGGCTTTGGTGGGTAATAAGTCAGGACAATTTGCCTTTGTGGCCAATAAGACCAACCCTATCACCGTACCCCATACCTTGTACTTTGATAGGAACAACAAGCAAATCAATGCAGGTAATGGTTGGATCAAGCATTACACCCTTGGCACCACTGACATCAAACCAAGCCACTCCGCTTCTGATTATAAGTATTGGTATGTTTCTCAATTTGTGTCAGGTAGATTAGATGATAAGGCAAAGAGCTATTACCTCTACATCAAGGCCAATAAGGCTATAGAGACAGCCGAGTTTGTCCTCTCCGAAACCAAGATAGGTATGGAGCAAGAAGCAGGGTTTTACCACTTTCTATATGCCACGGTCAATTCAGAGTACGACGGCGAGCGAGGAATAGCCCAATTCAATGGCTTTACTGAGATTACAGGCGGGCAAATGGTAACCAGTAAAATCAGTTCGGGAAATGGAGAGCAGTTTATAGCCCTCTACGACGATCGCATAGAGATAAACGCACACCTCCAAATCTCAGACAGCAACAAGTTAGAGTTCAAACAGCTTGTCAATCCTGATTTGCAGTCATTGGAGAACAAACTGAAGCAATACACCAATGAGCAAGCAAACAATATTCAGGTAGGAGGTAGAAATCTATTGAGAAATAGCGGAGTAGTAGTCACAAATAATAAATATGAAATTACATCTTATCAAGTTACAGATGATATAAAATTAGGAGATACAATAACGCTAACTATTGATGGTGATTTTGCAGATGGATGTTGGCCGTTATTAATAGCTGGAGGAGGCAACGGAAATTATGGCAGTTTGAACAGAGGCGTTAATGTTTGGAAAAATAATATGAATTTGGATTTTAAGAAAGGAAATTCTTTTAGTGTTTTCATTATAGGTAATAGCAACAGCACAAAAACAAATACCATTCGTAAAATCAAACTCGAACGCGGTAACAAACCCACCGACTGGTCACCCGCTCCTGAAGACCTCGAAGCACAGATACAAACCGAGCGACAATCCCGTGAGCAGGCTATCGCTACTGCTAAAACCGCTACCGAAGCCTACGCACGCACCCAATCTGAACTCACCAAAGCCCAAGCCATAGCCGAAGCCAATAAGCAAGCAGGTATAGCCATAACAGCCGAGCAACAAGCTCGTATATTACAACTTCAATTGAATTTGCAACAAGCTAAAACATTTGCCCAACAAAAGGTGAATGAATTAGATATTGGGGGTCGTAATCTCATTCTTAATAGTAAGAATGAGCGCTATAAGGAGTATAGGGGTACGGTAGAAGATTATATCTATTATGATATAGTGGGAGGTACTTTGGAAAAGAATACTACTTATACATTGTCTTTGGAATACAAAAGTGAAAATGTTAGAAGTGTAGAAATATTTTTTATAAACGAAAACACATCTTTCGTTAGGAATAGAGGTATTCCAAATACAAATGGTGAATGGAGGAGAGAAATAATGACTTTTACTACAGACCCTAATTTAACACCAAGAGGACACATTCGCATTGATAACAATGGTAGCGATTTGGGCAATGTAACATCTAAACTATGGGTAAGAAATATCAAACTCGAACGAGGCAATAAACCAACCGACTGGTCACCCGCTCCTGAAGATGTGGAAAACCAAATTGCTAATATCAATTCCGATTTAGAGATTATCCGAAAAAATGCCGAAAGAATTGAAGCCTTAGAAAATCAGAATAAGGCTAACACCGATGAGCGTATCAGAGAAATAGACCAATTAACAGCTTTTCTTAACAAGACTGATGTAAGAGGCAACGTGGTAGCCACTGGTACGATGATTGTAGGTAACACCACAGGCACACAAGCGGGTATCTCGGGGGTAGGTAACGCTAATGATGATGTTCGCCTTTGGGCAGGAGAGACGTATGATAAAAGAAAACAAGCGCCTTTTATGGTGATGCAAGATGGCAGTTTGTATGCTACCAATGCTCATATATCAGGGGTGGTTAATGCTACAAGTGGGAAGATAGGAAATATTAGTGTAAATTCAGACAGTATAGGTTCTTTTTTGACAGATATACATAATGGTAGTTCGTTCAATTTAACACATGATGGTTTAAAGTTTTTTTCAGTATATTCGGAAAAAATAGGAAATAGAGTGTATACTCAAACTATAAAAGAATTAGAAATATCAGCAAGTGGAATAACTATTAAATTAATCAGAGATGGTAATATTATAAGACAAAAAACATATGATTTAACATAACTCAAAAACTTTATAAAATGCAAATCATTCAACAAACAACGCGTATCAATGCGCAAGAAGAAGTACAAGGCACAATCGTGATGTACTCCTACGAATTTGAGAAAGGACAAAACCCTTACGTGATAACATTCACAGCCTCTCGTAAGGGCGTGGATAATCCTTATGGTGTTCCCATTCAAGGGACTGTAACCGAGAGTAGTTTTAACATAAACAACTCCAACTCTCAACAATCGGATATTGAGCTGTACAGACATATTTATGATGTTTGTTTAGGCCTTATCAAAGGAGAAAGCACTGAAAAACCAAAAGCCAATGATAAGGAAAAATAGGTTTCTCGTGCCAAAAGGGTATAGGGCAATCACCCTATATCCTTTCATCTTCGTTCGCAATGAAAGTGATAAGTACGATAAAGAGCTTATCAATCACGAACGTATCCACTTGCGACAACAAAAGGAACTACTGGTACTCTTTTTCTATATCTGGTATTTCCTTGATTTTCTTTTCAAGTATTTACGCTATCGCAATTGGGATAAGGCTTACCGCAATATCATTTTTGAAAGGGAAGCCTATGCCAACCAAAGCAACCTTGACTACCTCAGAGTAAGGGGGGTATGGTGGTTTTGGGGACAATAACCAACGACTAATGACTAACAACTAACCGTTAATTAGCAATGACACTACAAGAACTAAACGCCCTCCCTGAAAGCGAGCGTATCACCCAACTCAAGAAATACCCAGCCAAGCGCCCCGATACACAGTCGCTTATCAAGGATTGGGATTATACCCAGCACGATGTTTTTGATGAGGAATTACGCCCCAAGCGAAGAGTGCTCGTAAAAGAACAAGAAGAAAACAAAGATGGTACTATCAAGTCTCCTGCTCAATTTAGGTGGGAGGATGTCAATCGTATGGCTTTACCCTTAGAACAGGACATCGTCAATATACATACCGCATTCACAGTAGGCACACCCCCTAAAATCACAGCCAACACTACCGAAGCTGCCGAACAGGAGCTTATGGAGTTGCTCGACGGCATTCATCAAAAAAACAAACTCCCTTATGACAACAAGCGCTTGGTGCGTTCGTGGTTTGCAGAGTGTGAGGTAGCCGAATATTGGTATGTAAAACCCGCCAAAGAGGACGATCCTAACCCTACCTATAGGCTTAAGTCTATGATTTGGTCGCCTTTCCGTGGGGATACACTCTATCCTTACTATGATGAGTATGGTGATTTGATTGCTTTCTCTCGTGAGTACAACAAAACAGATAGCAAAGGCATACAATCCACCCGCCTTATGGTAGTGGATAACCAAAATGTAACCATCTATAGCAATGGCACCCAAATAGAGCAATACCCACACGGATTTTCCAAAATCCCTGTTATCTATATGAAACGAGAACGCCCATTGTGTGATAAGATACGCACCCTCCGCAATCGCTTGGAGGTGCTGCTATCCAACTTTGCCGATTGCCTTGATTACAATTTCTATCCGAAAATGGTTGCTTCAGGTGAAGTTGTAGGTGTGCGCAACAAAGGAATGACAAGTGAGATAATCCAACTTGAAAACGACGCCCAAGTATCCTACCTCACTTGGCAGCAGTCCCCTGACATGGCTAAGTTAGAATTTGATAACCTCACCTCTCGTTGTTATGCCCTTACTAACACCCCGCAAATCACCTTTGAAGCCTTGCAGGGTCTCGGAAATACCTTGAGTGGGAAGGCTTTCAAGTTTATGTTTATGGGTACACACATGGCAGTAAGCAACCATGCCGAAACCATAGAAGAGTTTTTACAGCGCCGTATTAACTTCCTCCTATCAGCCATTGGCAGTCTTATCCCTAAGTATGCACCAGTGGCCAAGCGGCTACAAGTCAATATAGAGATTGTCCCTTATATGATAGACAGCCTTACCGAACGTATAGCCGATGCTGTTAGTGCCGTACAAGGAGGAGTAGCCTCGCTCAAGGAGGGAATAATATTGGCAGGTATCACCGACAAGGTAGATGAAGAACTCGCCCAAATAGAGAAAGAAAAAGGAAAAGAATTGTTTAATTAGCTAATAAACCAATTTGTCAATGAGATAATTAATTGACACATCGGCAAATTAGCGCATTGGCAAATTAGTATTATGGACTTAGAACAATGGAATGAATATCACCAAAACCAAACCGAGAAAGATGTATCCAAGCTCCTACAACTATTGGACGAGGTGCTGAAAATGGCCGTGCTGTATTATGGCATGCAGGCGTTGAACAAAGGGAGTGATTTATTTACCTTTGCCCTCTATCCCGCACTCAATAAAAAGATAAACAGTCTTTTTGAGCGCTTCCAAAGTGCCTTTTCTCAAAAGATGAATTTCTATGTAGATAAGCACTACAACATCTCTCATAATAAGTTCAAGGAGGTTTTTGGAGAGGCGCTAAAGTCAGGCAAAGCGGCTACATATACCCCTGCCAGTGTAAAAAAGCATATACCCATGGAGGGCATTCGCTCGGCCCGTGTATGGAACCTATCTAAGCAGTATCGCACCGAGATAGAAATGGCCTTGGATATAGCTATTTCAGAAGGCACACCAGCCAACGAATTAGCCTCCACCCTCAAGAAGTATTTGCGCAATCCTGACAGTCTGTTTCGTCGTTATCGTGATAAAAATGGGGTGTTACAGCTATCTAAGAAAGCCAAGAAATACCACAGCGGGCAAGGAGTGTATCGCTCTGCTTATAAGAATGCCGAGCGCCTGGCACGTACTGAAATCAATATCGCCTATCGCAAGGCTGATATAGAGCGCTGGCAGTCTATGGACATGATAGCAGGGTATGAAATCAAGCGGAGCCGACACCCCTACGGTTGTGAGATCTGTGACATGATGAAAGGGGTCTATCCCAAGAGCTTTGTATGGGTAGGCAATCACCCTAATTGCCGCTGCTATATGACCCCAATTTTCAAGGCTGACCTAAAAGGGAAAGAGCTTGCTCTAAACCCTAAACTGACAAACTGGATAGCCTCCCACGAGGAGAAAATCACAACCGCAAGTAGTATACCTATGTTTCTATGGGGAGTAGATGTAGAGAAGGCAACTATAAACAATGATGTATCTCTATTAATGAAAAAAGCTCTCAATTCAGAAGCAGAAGTATCAGCAATTATCAGCAAACTCACTAAAGAATTAGGAGGGTATGCAACACCTATTAACTTCAAAAGCCGTGAGTCTATTCTGCGCAAAGTTACTGATGAACTCAATGGAAATATAGAAGGCATTAAAGATAGCATAAGGGCTACAATTATTGTACCTAAAGAAAAAATGAAAAATATTTTGCAGTATATAGAAAAAAGTAGTATATTTGCACGTGTCAAAAATCAAACCCCTGAACAATTCTTAGGCTACAGTGGCATTCTTACCAATATTCGCACTCAGCAAAATATCTTCGCTGAAATTCAATTCAATACTGAAAAAATGATTTACGCTAAAGAAACACCTTCTAATGCTATTCGCATTATGGGGCAAAAAAGATATAATGAAATAAGAAAAGAAACGGGGATTGAAGGTGGTTTAGGACACAAATACTATGAAGAAATAAGAGTACTTAAAGCAAAAACAAATAACACCCCTGATATATTAGAGCGTATAGCTGAGTTGGAAAAACAATCGTTTAACTATTACAGCAAATTCAGATGAGCAACAATACACAAATATTAGAGAATTTCCAAAACCACACAGACACCTACATCTATGATGATTGGCAAGAAGTTGTTATCAAATTCACTCGTGAGGATGGAGAAATAGTATGTTATGCCAAACAAAAAGGGGAAGAACCGTATCTTATAGATTGGAAAACTAACCTCGTAATGAATGCTCGCATTAGTGGGCAAATAGTAGATAAAAATTTTTATGAAACCTTTTAAACCTATGTTAGAAAAAGCCATACAAATAGCCATTGAGGCACACCAAGGACAAACCGACAAAGCTGGTGCACCCTACCTATTACACCTTATCCGTGTAATGAATGCAGGTCAAACCGAAGATGAAAGAATATGTGGTATTTTACACGATTTAGTAGAAGATACAC